AACAAATTCATTTGCCATACAGTTCTCCCAACGGGGTTATCAGTATATAAATATTAAATACTTTTTTAAGGATTCAAATTTGGAAACAATTTGAATAAACTTTGTACGGTCCAAGCTCCACTGCCTGACCCGTTACTATTGACCCGTAACCGTAATTGATTCGAACTGCTTAGAAACATAAATGATATATCACTGGTATCCCCAATATCCGTAGTGGAGATGTCTGTAAATACGACACTAGCCGTATTTAACCATGATGACATGATAATACCCATGCGACATGCACCGGGACGTTGGGCAAGGTATTCCACGGTCATTCCTGAATATTCTGTGGTTGAGATATATGGATAAATATATTCGGTTACCCCAAATATTCCTGTATTAACTGACCCCGTAAATATGATGGAAACCGTTCCGGCATTTAATTGAAATTGTTCACCTTTAAGTGAACCAGTGATACCAGATGATGCACTAATTGACCCTTGTACTGACACAGAACCAGTTACTAATACACTACCACTGAAATTTTGATTTACTTTTTCTGCATATGACGATGTTACTGCATAACTAGAAGTGATAGCATGTGATGCAGTATATGCGAGTAATGCAACATCAGCAAATCGATTATACGATCCGCTAAAGAATGTAACAGTTACCGGTTGGGTAGTGTTAACATTATAAGAAGAATCTTGAATGATTTTTACAGTTAGATTCGGTACATCTACCAATAAATTATCTTCGTCAGCTTCTCGTAAGATTACTCGAATATTTGGTACGCCAGAAACGGTCATCTATTATCTCGTTGCAGCAGGACGTACTACGAAATATCCCTCCAAAATACGACGAGTGATGGAACCACTGGTCATTTTAATATCGTAGACATACTTACGTTGAGTGAATGTATTGGTTTGTGTAGAAGTTAACTCTATGGTGATTCCACCAGACACGAATGGAACGATTTTAGTTACATTAATCGTAGCTGCAATTTCATCCGTGTTGAAGTTTTCACGGACTTGTCCTTCAAACGTATAGTCGGTAATATTTAGATAACTACCACTATCTGCGTTTTCTAGTGTGGCTAAAATCTTGAAGGTTTCCCCTTGACCAATATTAAATTCAGTAATTTCTGCCATAGTTTTCCTCGAAAAAATACACCTTTCTATAAGTATCATAAATTATTGGTATATAACAAAAAACCCCACTTTTAGGTGGGGTTTATTGATACTACAAATTATTTTTTAGTAGTTAAGAATACAGAAGTCTGGTTGGATAGTAAGACTAATTACTGCGGGATCATCCTTTTCCCAACTTAATTCACCAAATTCAACCTTGGTGATTTGTGCGCCCTTAACAATCCATTCTTCTACTTTATCGCCTACTGGACCAAGAACAGTGATAGTGATGTCCTTCTTATAGAATTCTGCGTATCCGTCACGGCCGGTGACTGATTCGTGATGAAGACGAACCCATTCCATCACTGCTTGTGCGCCCGATGGTACGATTGGATCGTATAAATCAATGGTCATTTCGTCCCATACAGTCTTACCCTTGACATAACGTTGGAGATTAATATGGTCCAAACGCTTCTTTTCTTGGGTAATCTTTGGACGATCGGTTTTCTTAATTAAATAAGAAGGAATACCGTCGATTGACATGATATACCGATTTTGAGTCTTTGGTTCAAAAGCGGTGAAAAATAGTTCTTGTTCACTGACCAAATTTGCCATATGGCTCTCCAAATATAGATTGGTACTTTAAATAAATAGTGGTTATCGAAAAAACTGATTAGATGGTATCGAAGGTTGCACCAGTTGGGAGAATGTTGAAGTCCAACTTGATGAATTCTGCAGTACGGGTTGGTTGGAGGAAGATTGCTCCAGCCAAGATGTTGCGGTCAATAATATCTGGAGTATTATTGGTTTCATCCATAACCACACGGAATGCGGTCAATCCAGAACGTTGTTGAATACCTGCAAGATATGGATTGACGATGTTCAAGAAACGGTTACGTGTTGCTTCGGTATTTTGTTCGAAGACAAGGTAACGTGCTGAACTTGCAATATACTTCTTGACAGTGATAAGAAGACGACGAACGTTTACACGGTCAAGTGCTGATGCTCTACGTTGGAGTGTCTTTTGTCCCCAAACACATATACCTTGGCCTGGGAATTGTGCAATTGGATTGACCTTTGATTCGTATAAGTCGTCGCGTTGTGCTTGAGTTAGACGAGTCTTAACACCGACGGCGCCTGGAATACCACCACGGTTCAATCCTGCTGGTGCAAACCATTCTGCACCAACATTATCACTATATGCATATACTTCTGGAAGAACTACTGACGGTGGTGCCCAAATTAACTTATTAGTTGCAGTATCTACTACACGAACCCAAGGATAGTAACTAGCTGCGTAGTTAGTATCAAGTGTTTCTGCTTGAGCGGTTACTGAATCAATTGTTGCTCCTTGTGTATCAAGGTCAAGGATATAGAATGCGTCACCACGAGTTTCACAAAGGTCGATGGCTTCGGTTGCAATATAACTATGGAGAGAATTGATTACACCAGGAATTACCAAGAGATTAAAATCAATTCTATCTGGATTACTAAGTTGATTTAATGCTCTCTTGAATTCAACTGAACCAGATGCGGATGCATTTGAAAGATTAAATCCTTGTGAATTGGTTGCGGTGATACCTGCCCCCATACGAACGATACGTGCTGGATTAAATCCATCAAATCCACTTTGCATTGGTACAGTGAACTTACGATATGCTGCGTGAGTTCTGTTTGTTAATGAGATATCGGTACCATTTACTTCACCAGCGGTGACTGAACCACTAATGTTGAATTCTGTACCTACTACGTTACTTCCCACGATTGGTGCAAGATATGAAAGACTGGTAGTATCTTCTACGTTGTAACCATAGAAGTATTTCTTGTCTACCGCATCTGCATTCCAACCAGCAACACTACCACTTAACCAACGACTGGTTACATATGAACCACTAACTACTTCACCAGAAGTTGAACTAAATACAGAGTTTAATGCTGCAAATCCGTATGGTACTGCATTTTCTGGAATAACGTCATCACTCATTTCAATACGAATATATCTTGAGAGATTTTGATAATCGCCTTCGTAGTAGTTTTCACCAGTAGTTGAGTTGTAAATTGGTGCACTGTTTCCAATAACTCTTGCAACATATTGTGCACTTGTTGGGTCAAGATTTAAGTTATCAAATTGTTCAAGAACGTTTAATGAAGTATCGGTATCATTGAAATCACGAACCAAGAGTGAGAATGAACCATATTCACTGTCTGGGTCGGTGCTTGGTGAGATACCAGTGATTGAAATCTTAATTTGAGTATTTGCCGAAGTACCGTCACTTAAACTGTGGACCTTGAAGAGATCGTACTTTGTTCCTGCAATTGGTTGTGAACGAATCCAAGGAGTTGTTGGATTATCATATTGAGTGGTAAGGTCTAAACTTGATGTTTCAATTGACATTGAAACACCACCACCAGCTTGTGTTAATGCATTTGGAAATACTGCGTAAACATATGCTGGATAATTTGCACTTGCTACTGGATTTGTTCCAAAGTACTTACCGACGAATGCTGGTGAACTTTCTAGTCCACTTAATCCAGTTACAGCAACTGAACTTACTGAACTACTAAGTACGAGTCCAAAACTTCCAGTGTTTCCAGGAGTAGTGACTGATGCTCCAGTCATACTACTTCCAGAATTTGCGTGGAGAATTGCAAATACTCTACGTCCAGCAGAACCTGTGGCGTAAAGTGTTGCGACTGTGGTACTGTATCCACCCAATCCCAACACACGAACAACAGTTGCACTGCCGGCTTCTTGTAAATAATTCTTAGCCGCAAATCCAACATATGAAGTATCAGTAGGTTCACCGAACGCTGTTACGAACCCATCAATACCTTCAACTGTGGTAGGAATAAATGCTGGCCCCTTTGCTGTCGGACCCACGAAAGCTGCTCCAATCTGAGCTATTCCTTCTGGGAGGAATGAGAGGTCACGTTCTTGCGTAAAAACGCCTGGTGACACGATACGTTCTGCCATACGGTATTCTCCAAACTAAATTTGTTATTTCTCTGGTGTGAATTCGCCAGTTTCAAAGTTGATTTGACCAGCGCCATACTTTTCAGATAACCGATTAACTAACGATTGTTCATCATCTAACAACTTTTTAAAAGTCAATGAGTGACCACTAACCTTCTTTTTTAATTCATCAATGTCAGCCTGTAATAATTCAATCTGTAAGCTGAATTGGCCAACTTCATTAACAATTGTAGACAACTTATTTCGTAAATCTGTAATTTCTTTTAAATCTTCATTTCCAATAGACGACATAGTAACCTCGTTGATACAATATAACTCGTATTATAAATATCTGTTTTTTTACCTAAACATCAATTATTCACTTTCTATTTCGGTAAAAGTGACCGTTTTTTTAGTAGAATATCGTACCTTCGTGGTAGTACCTCTATTATTGTGTCGGTCCAATGCGTCTTGTGGTAAGAGGTAGGCATATACCGTCATATCGAACTGGGTTCGTACTATTCTGTCTTGTGTCGTTGGTAATTCCGTAAGCGGTTCAAATGACTTTACCGATGTACGAAATTTGTAGTTATTTTGCTCACCCCAGTATTGGTCAGTTTCGAATGAAACGTTTTCTACTACCGCATTCATTTGTTCCATATATTCAGTCCAAATAATACAGCGATAGGTGATTTCATAATAGTCAGGTACCGTGGTGACTAAATATTCACGACTTGGGGTAATACCATTTTTCACTGCAAATTGGTCATATGGGGTTCTTTTGTTCCATCCCGTTTCAAATGTCCGTTCAAGATACTTGTTGACAGGTGAATTGATACCTGATTTTTTCATACCAGAACGACGAATCATAATCATTGGAAGTTGTATCTTTCCAATAGAGTCACGCATGATACCATCTCGTTGAGCGGACTTCCATCGTTCGGGATCGCCATAAATAACAGGTACTTTAACTTCGTTTCCATTTTGTGTTACAATAGGTTTAATACGTTCATTCATATGTTGTAAAATCGCATTATCTATTGTGTATAATGTTACCGCAATTGGTTTGAGTGAACCAAATTGTGTATCATTTGCTCTATTTTCTACTGTCGTAGTTTGTTGTGCATCCCTAACAACGTTTATGGGTTCTTTATATTCTGGGTCAAAGGTCATACTTGTGCCTCTTCAATGTCAATACTTGTACGACGAGTTAAGTGTGCCATACAAATGATTGCGGTATTAAACCCTGGCTTACCTGCAATAAGTTGTGTTTCTGTGATATTATGAACTTCGTAAAAATGATTATTATATCCAATAATATCACCAATTTCTGGATATGTGTTTACTTCTTGTAACATACGACGAGCAAATTTAAATTCTGTTTGTTGCTCTTGGTTTGACCCAAATCCTTCTTCTCGTACTGGAGTATTCTTATCATACTTAATGATTGCGTTAACCTTAACGGGTGTATAACGTGGTTTTACCGTACTTTCGCCGTAAATATTAACCTTAGCTGATTCTACCACAATTTTATACAATACGACCGCCACATCCATCGTTTCATCAATCAATTCCCGAGTGATGTGTTGGATGAATTCAAAGTCACGTTGCGTAACAAAGCGTGCCATTTATTAACCTATGTAAATGAGTGTTGGTATCTTTGCAAATGTTTCTTGCATCATCTTTGCATTTTCTGCTTGTTTTTTCATTTGTGCTTGCATACCAGTTTCTTCAAGTGTTTCTCGAAGTTCTTTGGTCAATGCTTCTTTTTCTGCAACTGCTTCACGACGAAGCATTTCACCATCTAATCTGATAATTCCGTCTGGATAAGGAATATTTTCAAACTTAGAACGAATAATACCTAACAGTTCTTTTGCTAATGAAAGTGTATATCTGAATATCCATGTACGTGACATATCATTTGTCTTGGTGTAATTGATATGTTCATATGGAACATTTGAAAGGTCACTTGCTACATTCGACCCAGATTGGAATATATTTGCTTGTTTGTCTTTTGCTACATTATAGTCAAAATAAATAACTGAATCTCTCTTAAATACTGGAGAGAATTTGATGATGTTGTTTGATATTTCAAATCCGTATTGACTCTTACGAATCATATCGTTGATTTCGATTGCTTGAATACGGAGTAAGTCTTCGTATGCTGGCATCATCACAAATGTGACTGGTGGTGAAAATCCATCAAATCCAAATTCTGCCATTAGGTTAGTTAGACCAAGACCCGTGGTTGCAAATGGGTCATAGTAACGAGCTACTGCTGACGGCATATAGTGATATACACGACGAATTTCAATTGCTGATCCACTTTCGTATACGTTTGCCCACAATGATTTTAAATCATAACTTTGTGTTCCAATAGATGCAGAAATATACCCTCTTTTAATTTCAACATTTCCACCGGATTGAGCTTCTACACCATAATCATTTGCAAGTCTAATTAATTGAGGTAATGGTGTTCCTATAATATTTCGTTGTGTAGCAGATGTTGCTGTACTAACACCTTGTAAAGACATCATGTATTCACGTGCATTAAATTGATTAACTTGATTACCATACGTGGTAATAGCTTCTTCAAAACATGCGTAAATTTGTTTATCAGTCAATTCTACTTCGACAACTGGATACCCCAATTTCCGTGCCACGAATTCAGCCGCCCGTGGAGCATCGGTAACGAACTCTTGATCGTTATCGAAAAACCCAAATGGTGTTATACCAAATGGATTTCTTGGATTACCGTCGTAAAAAATTGGTTCTTGTGTTTCCATAATTCTCTCTAATTAGGGACTTATAATAAATAGTTTTATTAAATCATTAACTCTTATTTTAAGGCAAATAAAAAGGGTGACCTTTCGGCCACCCAGTTTATTCCCTCCGTTAGCTTACTAGATTATAGTAAGTTTAATCCGTCGATAAGAACCTTACCGAAGAATTCAGGACGTACTACCTTCTTTGCGTAACGGGTCATCACACCACGGCGTGGGGTGAAGTTGTTTGGGTCATACACGAGCGGAGTCATGATGAGTGGGATATATGGTGCATATACTGCACCAGTTTCGAGGAAGTTACTTCCACGGAAGCCCAATAATAGGACGTTTTCCTTCATGTATGGGTTCTTGTAGATGGTGTAACGGTTTTGGAATGAACCAACCTTGGTTACGCCACCTGCAAATTCCATCTTGTCACCATCTGTGTTTGCCATGAAGCCTGGGATGGTTTCAAGAATTGTTGCAACGGTTGGTGAACATACTGCGAAGTTTGCACCACCACGCATGGTGAGTTGATGAATCTTGTTACTTACCTTTTGCATCTTTTGACCAAGTGTTTGGAACCAGGTCATATTGGTCCATGCGGTACCAGTGTATGAAGATACTGCAAATGCACCGGTTACTGAATTGTATACACTACCGATTTGGGTTGACCAGAATTCGGTGGTAAGACTTGGTACAGCTGCGATTAACATATCAAGGATTTCGAGGTCGATTTCGGTTGAGATGTAATCACTTAACATTGCTGTTAATTCAGCTTCTGCATCCACACTGTGGTATGCGTTCAAGTCTTGTGCAAGTTCTGGTGACCAGACTGCCTTTAACTTACGTGTCTTAGCAACGATAGTTTCTGAACGGAGTTCAAGATCGATTTGTGGAATTGCTAAGTCGGTTGAACCATCACGATCTTCGAAGTCACCACGGGTGGTGTCGGTTGGTTGCTTGACGAAAGTAATCTTGTCAACAGTCTTGGTACCTGATGCTGCGGTGTTGACGATGAAGGTGATGTTGGTGCCATCGTACTTGGTGAATTCTTGGAGGACAAGTGCTGCCATGTCTGCACCTGAACCACTTGGTACGAAGGTACGTACTGCTAAGAAGTCTGCGTTTGAAGCACTTACTGCTGGTACTACGTACTTACTGAGACTTGCAGTGTTGAAAAGAGTGTTGAAGTTGATATCTGACAAACTTACTGATTGTGAAGCTACTGGAACGATGTTTGTTGATGCATCGTTGATTGAGTAGCCGAATGCACCTGCGCCGTATAAGCCACCTGCATCTTGGTTACCAAATGCACTGTAGGTGTTTGAAAGTGCGGTACCATAGAGTGATTGACCTGCGGTCTTTCCAAGTATAGTGTTACCGTACTTGAAGTCCATGAAGAACACAAGTCCTGAAGGAAGGTTCATTGGTTGGACTGATACGAAGTTCTTACTTGCGATACTTCCGAAGACCTTACGGACTAATGGAAGTGCTACACCTGCCCATTGTTCACCTGAGGTGCCTGCTTGGTTGGTGAATGAGTTTTCTGAGAGAAGTTGTGAAGCTTGGTTTTCAAGCATTACTGCCATACCTTGCTTTTCTGTTCCCTTCAAGCCTTCAAGAAGACCTGACTTTTCCCACTTACCTGCTAATTGGCGGGATTGTTCAACGATTACCTTGTGTGCTGAACCGGCTTCGTTGATAAGTGAATTTACGTCTGACATGCTTATCTCCTAGTGAGTTATGAAATGATTCCTGCGAGTTGTTGTAAACGCTTAGCAACAGAGTTTTCTGCGATAACTGCTGGTGCTTCAGTCTTTGGAGCGGTACTTGGGGTTGCCTTACTTGCGAACCCTTCGGTGACCACCTTACTTGGTGCCTTTGTTGCCTTTACTACCTTTGCTGCGGAAGTTAATGTTTCTACCAAAACTGTGTATACCATCTTGATTTCACGAACGGTGGTTGCACGGTCAAAGTTTTCTACGACCATTACCTTTTGTTCAGTAGTCAAACCTTCCTTACGGAAGATTTTGTTGGTGTACAAGAGTTTTGCGTTGAGAAGATTGACTTCGTGTAGCTTGCCTCGTAGGAGCTTTACAGCCTGACGATATTCTGCAAGTTCTTTCTCTAGGGATGCCATTTTTTCAGATGATACCTTATGTTTTTCATCTTCGGCTTCCAATTCTGCGAGAATTGCTTCTAAATCAAGTTCTTCTTCGCCTTCTTCTTCGTGACCCTTCATTTCTTCACCTTCCATCTTATTTACATCTGATGGTTCGGCTACAAAAGTATTTACATCTGCTGCGGTGTGTGCGGCTTCTTTTCCGATATCTGAAGACTTAGTTGGAATTTCTGGTTTTTCTGCATCACCTTCTGGGGCTTCCATTGGGAATGCTTTGTCTGCTTTCTTTTCTTCTTTGTCTTCTTCACCATGCATTTCTTCCTTCATTTCTTCCTTTTCTTCTTCGTCATGCATAGCTTCGTCCATTTTTTCTTCTTCCTTTTCGTCTTCGTCATGTGAGACTTCCTTAAGGTCTGCTTCTAATTCCTTGATTACTTCATCAAGGTCAAAGTCAGCGTCTGACCAGTCATCATACCAATCGGTATCACTTTCGCCTGCGTCTTCGCCACTTTCATCATCGTCTGCTGAATCAAATGCTTCTGGTGATGGTTCCTTATTGTCACCTGCGCCGATATCTGATGTTGCTGCAAGATGACCACCTTCTGATTCTCCGTCTTCAAATGGAGTTTCAGTTGCAGCTTCAGTTTCCATATGCTTCTTTTCTTCTTCTGGTTTTGCCATTTCTGTTTTTGGTTCTTCTTTCTTTTCTACATCCTTTTCTTCTTCATCATGTTCCATGCCTTCTGCTTCTGCGCGAAGTCTGCGTGAAAGCATTGACTTAATTTGGGGTGTGAACGTTTCTTCTAATGAAAGCTTTGCGTTTTCAATTGCTGTTTGACGAACTGCTTCTGCGTCTGCAATTGCTTCCTTTAAAAGCTTGTTCGTGAATTCGAACTCTGCCATAAATTTTCTCTCCTATGAGAATTAAAATGACTATTGTGAGCCATTATGACGTATATATACAACAAAAAATCACACCCCAAATGAGGTGTACTAAATAATATATATTATTGTTTTTTGTAAAACATCAATTTTTAGTTAAAATGTATTATTGTTGTTGTTTTTCTTTTGCACCTTACTTTCTTCCCGTTTTCTACGGCGAAGGGCGTCTTGACTTTTCTTTTGGAGTCTCTTCGACTTCTTCAAATAGAATTCTTTCTTCTTTAAATCTTCCATCAATTCGGCTTTTTTAACCTGTTTGACGAACTGCTGGAGTGCTCGTTCTAAATCAACTTGTTTATCACCTTTAACTTCAACGTACATACTGCCTCCGTTTTACTGAGTAACTAATTTATATGCTAAGGTGACCATATCACCTATAGATTCGTTATAAAACTTCTTTCTATTATTTGCGGATAGATTGTGAGCAACTGTTACTAATAGTTTTGCAGTAAATCCATCTACATAATGTTCTTCAATCTTTTGTGCTTTACCTGTTTTTGCAACTTGTAAAATAGATTGAATCTTTCCTTCCATATTGGTATGAAATCCCCAAGGCCCAACATTGAATATCTCTGGACGAACTGTTCTAAACTTTCTCATCAGTTCTCCAGCCATTGCATTTGCTTCATTTTCCGTGGTTGATCCATTTTCACCATTCAATTCTTGTCCATCTTCACGTTGTTTGTGGTGAACCAATTCGTGGGCTAATGTACGTAATACATCAATAGGATGACGTTGACCCTTGACCACCACGATTTCATCGGTAGAAGGATTATACGTTCCAAATGTTAAATGTTGCGCAGAATAACCATCACCCTCGAACTTAATACTCTTAGGTAATGATTTTAATCCTAATTCTTTAACTGTAAACTTAACAAATTCCTTTGCTAATTTCATTTTACTTCACTGAGGAAATCGTATACTAGTGAATCAATACGTGAATATGGTGTAGTGATAGTACTTTTCGTACTTTCGTTAATGAATGCACCGCGTGTACTTGGGTTACTGACAATATCAAAACAAATAAGTGAGAAGTCGTCACCAACTTCTACGGTATTTTCACCGATTGACTTAACTGACCCCATACCACGTGAGGATACACCAAGACGAATGTTATTTTTGATGAGTTCACGAACAATATTGCCCGATGGAGTGGAAAGAATTTCAATGTTACCACGAACGTCTTGCCCTTCAAACCATAATTCCGTAACGTTACAACATACGTTCTTAAGGTTGACCACTGGACTTTCTGGATGGTCAAGTTCACCAAGAGCACGGCGTTGGACTACAAAGTTTTCTTTATAAGTTCCGGCTTCACGCTGTAAGATTTCTTGTGGGTAAATACGTCCATTTTGATTTTTTGCTTCAGCTCGTTGAAGAAGAACATTCTTTAACATCAATGGTTTACTAACATCAGCCGCTTCAGCTAATAAATCCTTTCCGTATTCAATGACATTGTATTCAACTAATAAATTCTTCATATTACTTTCCTCTTATGTCCCGTACTTTACCGGCGAGGTGAAGTAACCGTGCTTCTAACTTTAATAATCCTTGTTGGGTACGACGATACAATGCTTCACTGGCAATTCCAGATTCTTTTTGTAGACGAGCATTCATCTTTAACATTCGTTCCATTTCCATCAAGTTTTTATTGATTTCAGAAATGGTCTTTGCAATTTTTTGAGTAGATGTTGCACTTTCATCTTTCTTATATTCGTGATATCTAATTTTACCTTCAACAAGATTTTCTTTTTGAAGTTGTTCCATGGTATCGGCACGGCGTTTCATTTCTTCTTCACCACGATGTGATAACTTATATCCTAATTGAGTGGCTACATTTTTCATCTTAGCAATATTTTTTTGAACATTACCACGAAATGCCATAGGGGTAAGATATGCACCTGCTCCGGCTGATGTACTAATTTCTTTAAGTTCTTGTTCTAGAACTTTACGAATAAATGCTCTAAGTTTTTCTTCGTTACTCATAATGCCTTAAGCTCCTTGAGAATTTCATATCCAATTAACATAGCGGTCATATGATTTTCTTTGATGACGGTAGCGGTTTGTACCTTTTGAAGTTGAGATACAACTTCACTTAGCTTAATACGAGTAACCTTGTCTTTAACTTTAATAGATGATTGTGTAATTGCCTTTGCCAAACGACGACTTTCTGTTTGTGTATATGTTTTTAACTTTGATGTATTTGAGATATTGTAAATATATTCTTGAAGCAGTTTCTTTTGTGCTTCATCTAATCCCTTATACTTTTCATTGAAACGTTCAATTAAAATTTTATACGCAAGGAATCTAATATCATCATCTTGACTACGAATGATATTTGACAATTCATTATGTTCTTTAATTTCCTTGTTTACAGATTTACCTGCTAGATGTTCAACAATTGTAAATTGACTACTTGCTAATTCTTCAATAGTTGTCGTATCGTTGATTCCATTAATTGCTGCGTCAAAATTCTTATAGATAGATGCATAAATCTTATATGAAGGAATACGTGCTGCGAAGAATTCTTTTAAATCAAAGTTCTTTTTAATTTCTTTAATTAAAAGATATTTTTGGGTGTCTAACGCATGTTGGTCGAGATTCTTTCTTTGCTCGGTTACTAACTTCAATAGTTGAAATGCTTTTTGTTCAGACACGTTCTGAACGTTAAAAAATGCACGGTATAACATAAGTTCTTTACCTAATTCTTTTTTCGAATTAAAGAATTCACGCATTAACTTAACAGCAACTCCATCTTTTTTGTTTTCCATTACGTCAGCAGTAATTTGACGTACTAATAGTTCAAAAAGGATACCAGTGTTTCTTAGCTTATTATGCTTAATACTAGATTTCATAAAAGAATCCGCCATAAGTGAAAAAAATACCTTATCATATATTAAATAGTATGATAATTTCTAGTTCGTTAGTTTTCGATGTCTAAAATATTGTCTTCGTTTAAGATACTAGAGGTTTCTGGTGCAATTTTATGAGCGTTTAGTTGTTTAATTAGACCCGAAATTTCATGATTTTCGAGAGACAACGGAGACTTTCTGGAAGGTTTGCGTTGTTGTCCTACACGTAATGCACCTAGATTTTCTTTATGTCCGAGTGGGTCACGACCACGTGGGTGACTGTCTTGGCCATACTTTTGACCAACCTTTGGACGCCCCATCTTAGCTTCTTCCAACTCAGCTTCATCCCCACCTTCTTCTTCTGTTGGGATATCCTCAAGAGATGCAAGTACAGCGTCTACAGTATCCAGTTGCTGTTCCTCTTCTGCTCCAGCTTCTGGTTCTGCTGGTGCTTCTGCTTCAGGCTGACCTGCCCCAGCTTGTGGTTGTTGTGGTTGTGCAGCTGCTTGTTGTGCTGCTTCGGCCTTGCCGACCCACTCAACATCCTTGACTATCTTTTCTTGTTCCGTACGAGCGTCATCTTCGGCAATTTGAAGAATGTTGTGGTAAATCCAGTCACGTGACAAGAACTTACTGTCTGCAATATCTTTAGACAATGCTACCTTTTCCTTCCACAAGTTTAACTTTTCTTGTTCATAAATGACTGATGGTGAGGTCATTTCAAGTTCAAAGTCAATTAGTTCTTCATCGGTGAATCCTTGAACGTATAAATGGATGATAGCAATCTTGGTAAGTTCTGACACCATAATGCGTTGAATGCGTTCAATGGTACGTGCGAAACGAACGTCTTGTGCTGCCAATGTTGCCTTACCATTAGTATCTTCTTCGTACCCCAAGAATGACTTCGGTACTTTGAATGCTGCCATCAACTTGTTACGAAGGTATTCAATATCTTCAATTGCGTTAAATTGTAAGCCTGGTAGGTTTTGGATATCTGTTCCAGAATCTTTACCACGAACAGGAAGATAGAAATCTTCTGTGATATTCATCATATTATACCGAAGGTTGTAATCCCCTGTCTTTGGGTCAACCAATGGTGTCTTTTTCATGCGGTCGATAATACGTTGCATGTGTGTATCAATTTCGTTTGCTGGAATATTTCCAATATCAACCAACACCTTACGCTTGTCTGGTGCTCGCATGATACGGTGAATTAACATTGCATCTTCCATCAATTGAAGTTGCTTCCAAATACGACGACCACCCTCAATCATTGCCTTACCATATGGAAGGAAGTTAGTATCGGAGAGAAGACGGAAATGGGCAACTTCATAATTATCAAATTCTTTCTTTCCAAGTGCTAAGAAATCATTTTCTACTTTAAACTTCACCGAGAATGGATTACCTGGGTCTTGTCCTTCAATACGAATCGTTTCATATACCGAGAGCGGAATGACATTGACTACGCCATACTTTTCGTCAATATCAAGGAATAAGAAAAAATCCCCATACTTAGCCATATTTCTGACCCAGGGCCAGAGATTGAACTCAACGTTCAATACATCATAGAATAAGTTATGGAGAATATCTTGGATTTGTTGGTTCTTTGAACGGATACTAAGTACTTGACCAAATTCGTCTTTTACAGTGGATTCGTCTGCGTAAATGTCCATTACTGATGAGATGATTGGGTCATTATCCATCATATCATAATCACGGAACAATTGTAAACGTGACCCTTGAAATGCTGCTGCAGATTCATACCGACCACCTGCTGCACCATATCCGCCGGTCATTGACGAATAGACACGATGATAACGGTCAATGCCTCTACGGTTAATAAAGGATTGAACGTTATCCGTATCTGCAACTTTTAACTTTTTACCACCTACATTGCGGACAACTGTGTTTGTGGAAAACAGTTTCCGTAGGCGACCAAATACACTAGTATCTGCCATAACCCCTCACTTAAATGAGAATTGTATCGATTGCATACGCCAAAGGCCAGCAATCAACATCTTTATTATTTTCTGCAATGTCCTCTGCAATTAACTTAAATTCTGCCACCTTACCTTTTAATACGATTTCTAATAAAGCCCATTGTTGTGTATTAAAAATTGTATATGGGGTTTCATTTAACATTTCTGCCATTTGCTTTAATTCAATATAAATTTCTGCAAGTTTCTTTTGGTCAGCCTGTTTAAGTCTTGGAGCAATATTTTCTAATATTGTTTCCACTCGCATTAAATGAACTCTACGCGTGGTTTGACTGGTAGCCTCATTGAGTAAATCTTTTAATAATGCCATTTTATTTCTCCACACACTATTGTAGTAATGTATAATAAATTGTATTAATTGTCAAGGGGGAAATTACCACTTACGACATGACCAATATCGTGCTTTTGTTCTTGGCCCCGGAGTGTCACAATTATGTCGTGCTCTAAATGACTTACGACGAGCTGGATTTGACTTCTTAATTCTCATTGTCTTGTCACCGAAGTTAACCTTCTTGACGTTACCAGTACTTGGGTCTTTGACGAACACCTTAAACTTCTTTACATCGCCTCGCATAGGTTTTCCAAGAGTAACCTTTCGTCCGTGATATTCTGCTTCTTGTAGTGGTTGTGTTGCTGCTCGTATAATTTCGGTTGCTAAACAACGTGGGCAATATTCTTCAATAATATCATCCTCATTGATAGGAACACAATTCGGTACCATTTTACCGTTCTTCATTTTTCCACCAATTGCCTTATATCCTTCCCAACAGGCTTCATTTAAGTTTTCCATATCATTCTTCTTTTTTCTTAAATGTGGATACCATTGTTGGCTTTCCGCCTGGGTTTCCTGCCTTTCTCTTTCTAGTGACTGCTGACCGCTTTTCACCCTTACTCATTGCCGCAGCAGAACGGGCAGGACGACACTTTGGATATTTTGCTGACCCACCCTTTCGTTCCTTTTTGCCAGCAGAAGCACCGCATGGTGGATGTGTACCATCTTTGTTTTTACGAGAAATATCAACCCACTTTTGACGAAGCCACTTACCAAGACTTCCCTTGGTTTTGTACTTTTCGTCAAGGTCAATTGATACTTCAACTAATAAATCAGAGAATCGTGTCATACTGGTTTCGATTTAGTTTTACCACCACGCTTTCGCTTTCTGCGACCAGCGCAATGGGCTCGTTGACTAAAACCTTTTGGATTACTACAGTTAATAGATTTCTTATACTTTTTCGTCCATTCTTCTGGTATAAGGTCCATTAACTTAATCACTTCTTTCCCTTCTTCCATCCACCACCCATACTCTTGTACTTCTTTGCTGCCCAGAGGTTAGCGTATGCAGATGGGTAAACCTTGAATTTAGAACGTGCTGCTGCTTTTGCCCTTGCCCACTTTTCTGGACTGGTTGGAATGTTACGTTCTAGGATATCACTAATACGAGCCGAACGAACTGCTAAATCTTTTGGGTCGGTTTCTGGCATTTCTTCTGGTTTTTCTTGACCAAAATCTGCTTTGGTTTGTGAAAATGATGTACCGTCTGAATACCCTTCTGGAAAAAAGTCTCTGTATTTCATATTACTTTAGGAATTTGAGTTTGTAGTGAGTACTGGAAATAAGACCAACGATTTCATCTACGGTATTATTGAGTTCACCGTCTTGTGGAAGTTCTTTACGGGTATTATCGACATATGATAATAATCCTGCAAAATAGCGAAGAGTTGAGTTATCTTCAAAAATTTGAGTTGTTGGCTTATATCCCTTTAGAATTCCGTAACGGCCTTGGTATGATTCTACATAGGTGTCAACCAAGTCTACGATATCTTCATAGTATCCTTGTAATGCCTTATGTTGAGCATATGAAGGAGATTGAAGATGGAAGATATGGGCTTGTTCACGACTAGCAAGAAGCACTGAGATAAACTTTGCGACGGATTCCATTATTCTTTTCCTTTTTTCTTATGTTGTTGATATCCCTTGCTTTTCATCCAATGCGCAAGTGCCCAAGGATTGTCAATTTCTTTGTGCTTCTTCATAGCCAATACAGTCTTTTCCCAACCTTCTGGTGCTGCTTCATTAACTGTTTCTTTCATTGCTTCTAAATCCTTGTCTACTGGCATATCAGTCTTTTCTTCATCACCGTATTCGTGATAACTGGTATTTGCTTGGTCAAGGTTGTTTTCAGCAACTGCAATATGGTCTTGAATCCATGCTGGAATGTCCTTTTCTTCCATTCCAATCTTACCCTTTAATTCGGTTGCGTGTCTGATGATAGAGTCAAGGGTCTTGGATGCCATTGATACTTCGTGGTCTTCCCCAACTGCTTCTTCTTTTGTAGCAAATATTGGACGATCAGCTGCATCTTTTTTAATAGTAAGTTCTTCATTCTTTTTTGCACGAAGTTTTGCTAAATCATCACCTTCAATCTTACCGTCCTTATCTACATCAAGTTGCTTTTGTTTATCACTTAATTCTTCGTATTGAACTAAGAGGTCGTCCACCTTCTTTTTTTGGTTCGGAGTCATTTGCATTTCTTTGAGTCTCTTTAATTTCATTTCAACGCGAGACTTTTTATCAACAGCTACAGTTGGAGCTGGTGTTGGTTCTTCGTGTGATTCTTCTTTTAATGCCTTTAGATTCACTAATCCTGACAATCTAATCATATTGCTCTCCAAATGTATTATTTTTTCCGTTTATCGTCACTCTTGGAACTACCACGTTGTCTGAATGTTGCTGAGGTTGCTGCTGCCCAAAGATAGTCTTTCCATTCATCACCGTAATCTTTACGAAATCTACTAACCACTTTTTCATTTGACAACATATTACGACCAATTTTTTGTCTTTTATCTATTTGAGATTTAGTCATTGGTCTACGCGGTGGTGACTTACGATTATATGGTTCTGGGACTGATTTTTCGTCAAGACAACCTTCACCTTCACACATTTCTTCGTGAACTTGACTTGGATTTAAATGCGCATCGGGAGTTTCCGGGG